AAGGGTGGAGATTCACCCCAAGACTTCACATTTCACTCTTCGGAAATGCGTGGGGCACTTGATGCAAAGTACAAGAACAAGCAACACGAAAAGGCTATGAAAGCACCTATTAACAAACCTCTTGATGAAAAGTTAAGAGAAAAAGGACTAATATAATGTGGAATAAGATAAAACAAACAGTAAACAAATTACAAGGCAATCCGCAAGAAATTGTAGAAACTGAAACACAAGAAACTGCTAACGAAGATCAACGCAGAGCAATTCTTGCAAAAGAAAAATTGGCAGCAACTACAGCAGGTGAACCGTGGGTTGCTGTATTAGATACACAAATTAATCCTGACAACATTAAGAACGGATTCTTTGAGCTCGATTGGAATAATGAGTTTATCGAAGAACTACTTGATGCAGGATACACAGGCGAAACTAATGAGCAAATTGTAGACAGTTGGTTTAGAACTATTGCTATGCAAATTTTAGGCGACGAAGGTCTAGAGACTGCAAGAGAAATGGGCTATATTAATGTAGTACCTATCGATAAGAATAAGAGTGAAGTATCTTAATGATTGACACAAGCCAGATCTGGTGCTATAATAATACTATAAATTATACAAAGGCAAACTAATGGCAACTTATATTCTAGTAGATACAGCTAACACATTCTTTCGTGCTAGACATGTAGTACGCGGCGATATTGACACTAAGGTCGGTATGGCCTTTCATATTACGCTTAGTGGTGTTAAGAAGGCATGGCAAGACTTTAACGGTACACATGTTGTATTTTGTTTAGAAGGTCGTAGCTGGCGTAAAGACTTTTATGAGCCTTACAAACGTAACAGGCAAGTTGCACGTGATGCACTAACACCTTCGCAGGCTGAAGAAGATACTGTGTTTTGGGAGTGCTTTGATGAGTTTAAGAACTTTGTTAGTGACAAGACTAACTGTACTGTAATACGTCATCCGCAACTAGAAGCAGATGATCTTATTGCTGGTTGGGTACAATCACACCCTAACGACAATCACGTTATTATTAGTACTGACGGTGACTTTGCACAACTTATTGCACCTAATGTAAAACAATATCACGGTGTAAACAAAGAAACTATTACACACGAAGGTTACTTTGATGATAAGGGTATGCCTGCATTAGTTAAGAAAACACAAGAGCCTAAGCCTGCACCCGAGCCTGACTATATGTTATTTGAGAAGTGTATGCGTGGTGACACTAGTGACAACGTGTTTAGTGCTTACCCTGGTGTACGTAAGAAAGGCACTAAGAACAAAGTAGGTCTTATTGAAGCATATGCCGACAAGACTACAAAAGGTTACAACTGGAACAACATGATGCTACAGCGTTGGACAGATCATAACGGTGATGAGCATCGTGTACTAGATGACTACACACGCAATGTTATATTGTGTGATTTGACTGCACAGCCCGAGCATATTAGAGGGATAATTGATACAACTATTGCAGAAGTAGAGCCTAAAGCAGTATCGCAAGTAGGCATGAGACTTATGAAGTTTTGTGCTAAGTGGGACATGCAACGTATTGCAGACCAAGCACAATATTTTGCTGAACCATTACAAGCGAGGTACCCTAAATGAGCGTAGAAGTATTTCCACTGTTTTCTAATCCAATTATGAAACATCCTATAGATTTAACAGACTTAGATCTTAGCAGTGTTGATTGGGGGAAGAATTACAACAACAGTATTAGTCAAAGTCAAAATGTATTAGATCAAGAAGCATTTATTACACTTAAAGAAGAATGTATGAAAGGTGTTAATGAATACTTTTACGGTATGATGCAAGTAACAGATGCAACAGAGATATATATAACTGAATCTTGGTTTAATAGAACAGACAAAGACGAAGTACATCATAGGCACTGGCATCCTAATTCATTAGTATCAGGTATTGTATACATTGCAAGTGAAGCAGACCAAGGCGGCGACACGTCATTTATTACAAGTAAATACGAAACAGTTGAACTCGACATAAAAGAGTCAAACTTATATAATAGTAAAAGCTGGTCTATGCCGCCAGCAAATGGAGAAATGCTATTATTTCCATCTAGTGTTGAACACTTTGTAACTCCGTACACAGGAGAGACTCCAAGAATCACATTGAGCTTTAACACGTTTGTTAGAGGCAATATTAATCAACAAGCATTAACGAGGTTAGCAATATGAATGCAAAAGAAATTTTAAAGAACAAATTTTGGATAGTCGAAAAAAACGGTCTTAAATTTGGTACTATTAGTTTAAATGACGAACAATATATCCTAAGCACACCTTCAGGTACTCAAATGTATCATACTGAAAAAGAGCTTACTAAAGCACTTGATAAAAAGTTAAGCTGGACTGATTTAGACATAACAGAAACAGTTGCGAAAGAAATACACGGATTTCCAACTAACAGTACACCATTTAATCCTATGTTTGATGTGAAGCGCAAGTTACCGTTGTTTACTAAAAGCGACAAAAGTAAAAGTTTATATGCCGCAGGATACTACATTATTAAGTTTGATAAAGGATGGGTTAAAAGTTTTTGTCCTAAACTTATTACAGTAGAACGTTACACAACTAAAGGCCCATTTAAGACTGAAATAGAAATGCGTCAGGAGTTAAGTCGTGTCAACCGTTGAACCATTAAACACTAATCCTATACAGCAGTTTATCCAACAGGTAAAAAGCGCAGATATAAGTAATCAGCGAGAAATAAAATTAAATGTTGATCAAGCTAAACGACTTGCATTTACACTAGGTGAAGTAATGGCACGATTGAACGGAGACCTTGAAGAAATACTTGCACGTAAAAATAACGGCGATGACGATGTTATATCAATTAACATGGACGGCGGGAGTTCATGGTAAAGCTAGAAGGACTATTCTCTAGTTTAATGTTAACTGATCAATTAAACGATGTAGTTGACAACGATGACATTATTTCTTATTGCTACGACTTACGTAAGGATGACGAATTTCTCGGAAACTGGTCTAGTGGACGCTTACCTTTAGAACATTTAGACAATACTCCATTAGATAAATTAAAATACGAAATTCTTGACAGAACAAATACATTAAAACAAAGTATGGGCGTTAAAGAAGATCTTGATGTTACTATAAAAAATTATTGGGCAAACATATACGAGCCTAGCAGTAAACAAGTACTGCCGTCTACTTCCCCACACATGCATAGTAACTATTTTTTAAGTGCAGTGTACTATCCTAAAGCTATGCAAAATGCAGGTTGTCTTACTCTTATGGCGCCTTTTACAGGACTTGAACATACACTAACATATTTGCACATAGAAACCCCTGGGTATTTTAATGCTAACAAATGGCATATTGCTCCTGAACCAGGAAAATTAATTATATTTCCATCATGGCTTATGCACTATGTTGAAGACAATAATAGTAGCGAAGATCGTATTAGTATTGCGTTTAATATTTCTTTGCCTCACTTAGATGTATAAATTGGGGTAAAAAGAGATAAATATATGCGTAGTTAACTAAAGGACACGCATTATGAGTAGACCCAAGCCAACAATACTAAAAGAATTTGTAGATAAGAAAACCTACAAAACTGAGCAGGTTTTACAGTCTGAAGCAATATGGGCTGTGTTCTTTCAAAGTCAACCGTTCAATCTTAAAAGTGCAAACATGCTGACTAGTTACCCTGGTCCTAAATACAAGAAAACTAGCTTTTCAAATCCTGGCCATGCACTTAATCTAGCAAAGAAGCTAAACAATCTATTCGATAGCGACGAATTCACAGTAGTAAAACTTACTGCTGGCGAAACAGTAACCGAATGAATTGGAAAGAAACGTATACTAAAATATTCCTTAAGGCAGCTGACAAAGGTATTAGCGAACTTGCTATTAAAGAATATATGCCTGTATGGTGGAAGAATACTCGTGTGAAAGAAACGGGTGGACTAAGACTAACCGACGAAGGCTTTCGTTTTATTACTGAAGAGCTTGAACTTGCTATATACGAGATACCGTATCCTAGAGAATTTGAACTTACTACCAATGTAGTAATTTGGATGGACAACTTTATTGACTGTCCTTACTACTTAGATAAGCATGGAATTACTGTAACTAATGAAAAGAAAGCAATGGAATTGCATCTCTTTAGTGGAGATATACGCAAGTACGGACTAACAAAGGCACTTGGCAGACATAAAAAAGATGCCTAAAGAGCCATTAAATGGTTGACAAATCCTGTATTGATGTTATTATATATGTATAAGTTAGAATTTAGCACTGATAACACAAGAGGGAATACAAAATGGAAAATACAGCACTACGTACAGTAACACCAAATAGCGCAAAGAAAAGCATTAGACGTGCCTTTAAAAAGAAACGTCCGTTGTTTATGTGGGGACCTCCAGGTATTGGCAAGTCCGACATTGTAAAACAGATTACACAAGAATATAAAAATTCACTATTAATTGATATTCGACTATCATTATGGGAACCTACAGATATTAAAGGTATTCCGTACTTTGACAGCAACATAGGCAAAATGGTGTGGGGCGCACCTGAAGAATTACCAGACGAAGAATTAGCATCACAGTACGATACTATTGTATTGTTCTTAGACGAAATGAACTCTGCGGCACCTAGTGTACAAGCGGCAGCATATCAGCTTATTCTTAACCGTA